AGCCACTGCCTGGGCGAAGTTGTCGGCCGAGCCGCCGAGCGTGATGCCGCTGATCGACGCCGGCGTGGTGGCGTTCAGCGAGGCCACGCAGACGATCAGGCAGTTGCCCGCCGTGGTGGCTGGGATGGTGACCGTGGTGGTGTTGGCGGGGGTGGTGTTCGGTACGGAGATAGCCACTGCGGCCCCCGGGCTAGCTCGCGGTGTAGGTGACGACCCCGGAGGCGTTGATGGTCAGCGTGAAGTTGCCGCCCGAGACCACGGAGACGGTGCCGCCGAAGTCCCAGTAGCAGATCAGCTCGCGCGTCGAGTCGTTGGTGTCCACGGCCGCGTCGTAGAAGAACGCGTACAGCGCCGACCAGTTGGACGTCGCGGTCCACGTGATGTTGGCGCAGGTCAGGGTAGACACGAGGCCGGTGGTCGTGAACGTGACGCTGGCCAGCGAGGACCGGGTGTAGCCGGTGCTGGAGGTGGAGACCTCGGTGAGCGCGCCGCCGCCTGATCCGCCCAGGAAGTCGGCCACCGTCTGGTGCGCCTGGGCGGTGCTGTTCCAGGTGTAGGTGCCAGAAGCGACTAACCCGACCTTGAGCGTGTCGGAGGTCGCGGTCCACTTCTCTGCCTTCGCCGCGATGTTCTGGGTCGCGTTCGGGTAGACGTGTGCAGCAGCGGTCATGGCATCCCCTTAGATGTCTGTCCCTACCATGTTACAGCGATCATCGTCCGAGATGGCGCGGACGCCGGGAGTAGAACGGGTTGGCCGCCACCTCCACCGGCTGGGCCGCCTCCTCGTCCTTGGTGAGGACGCAGGCCATGGCCAGCGAGTCCGCGAAGTCATCGTGGGCATCCCGCACCTCGGGAGCTGCCGCTAAGACGTACGGACCCTTGAACAGCAGCTCCAGGTCTTCCATCTCCTGCCGGAACCGACGCCACATCTTGAGGCGGCGCACCTTCGCGCCAGCGGGCCACACGACCTGACGCCGGTCGACCAGCTCGCGCAGGTGCTTCCAGCGGACGCTCTGCTCGCTCTGGGACGAGCCCAGCTCTATGATGTCGATCATCGGCATCAGCCGCTTGAGCCGCTGGGCCACCGCGTCACCCACGCCGCCGACATCGACGCCGACCTTCCACACGTTGTAGTTGCTGAGGAACTCCACGATCCTGTAGTACTGTTCTTCCCAGTCGACCCCTTCGAGGTCAAGCCAGTTGAGGATGCGGTGATGATAGTAGCCCAGCTCGTCCGGGTGGTCCCAGTCAACCCAGACCACGGTTACCACGGTCTTGTCCTGCTTGCGTGCCGGGTCGATGCCCACGACCACGGGGGAGTTAGCCCATGCATGCACGACCGACTGCATCGTAACATCGCCGCACTCGTCAAGCTTCTCGCTGGTGGTGAACATGCCCTTGTCGAGCAGCCACACCAGCCGGTAGCTGAGCTTGAACTCGTCGGAATCCTCCCCCATGCGGAGCATTTCCTTCTGCACGAACTTGCGGTAGTTCGTGTTCTCTCGGGCCGCCGTGCGCCAGTCGACCTCGAAGTGGTTGCACCGGCCACTGCCGCGCCGGGTCAGTGCTCGCTTGTTGGACTGGATTGTGGTGTAGAAGACGTTCTTTGTGTAGGTTGGCGTGCCGGTGAATACCATAGTCGCGTTGTACGCAGCGCCCATCGGGCCTATGCTCTTGTTGACTACTCGGTCGTCCGCGCCCTGGCATTCGTCAATCAGGATGATGTGGTACGACCGGCCCTCGATAGTGGCCCGTGGGTGAGCTGTGGTCTTGCGAACTAAGGACCCTTCGCCGTCGATGGCCCGGAACCGCACCCAGACCGTACGCCCCTTGGCGGTCACCCGCGCGCCGATCTCTGGGTCCTCCATCACGGCCGTGGCGCTGTCCGAGGTGAGCCGCGACACGATCCGGCCGAACAGCGTGTCGGCCTGCTCGTCGACCGGCGCGAAGGCACCGACCCAGACGCCCTCCGCGAACTTCTCCAGCAGGTCGGGGAACACCCGGGCCAGGACCGGCAGCATGATCATGGCGGTGGCGATCACGTTCGCCACTGTCTCGCTCTTGCCGGTCTGGCGGGCGAATAACGCCGTGATGGTCGCGCCGTCGTTGATGATCAGCGACTCGAAGATGCGCCGGGCGAACGGCTGCTGGTACTTCCGCAGCGGGTGGCCCGAGATCTTGTCATTCACGATCATCAGCTTGTCGATCAGCTTGTCGACGAACTCCTGGCTGGTCTCGTCCAGCTCGACGGTGGTGTCAGCGAGCGCCTCGCGCTCGGCATCGGACAGGTCATCTAGCCTGTCTTCCTCCAGCTCGACATCCACAGTCATGAGTACCCCGATGGTCGTTGTCCGTAGCATCAGGATACTAGAATGGCCCTACTCGATGGGCTCCAGGGACTCCGAGCGCTTGCGCAGCACCGGACCGACCAGCAGCGCGGTGACGACGGAGGCCACGGGCCACCCTATCAGCAGGCATTGCCACCATTTCATTGCGGGTGGCCCTCCTTCCAGCACTGGCATGTCCAGGTGCGGTTGTCCTTGCGGCCCGGGCTGGTGGTGTGCACCTCTTCCGGGCAGTAGTCATGCCGCACGCCTTCGGGGGTCGGCGTGGCGCAGAACGAGCAGGCACCGGCCCGGTCGTGGTGAGGCGGCCGTTCGGTCAGGGACAGCTCGCGGGTGCCCGCCACTGTCCGGGCCACTAGAACCTCGGGTCGCTGCGGCGTGCGCCCCGGGCGCGCTTGAGGAGCACCGCGATGACCGCGCCGACGAGGATGCGCTCGCCCATTCGCCTGCCCTGCTCGCGCTGGCGGCGGCCCGCCTGCTCGTACTCCTGGACGATCTCCTCGGTACGCCTCACGTAGTCGGCGCTTCCGTCACTGAACATGCGGCCCTCCATTCATCGGCTACCATCAGACTACCCAGCATGGCCGCTCTCGTCAAGCGGTTTCTGCTCTTTCCTGAGACGTTCGGCCAGCTCATCGACTACGAAGTCCATGCTGACCGCCGCCAGCTTGATCTCGGCCAGGTGCGCTTCGTCAGGCTTTCGGCGGTAGTCGTCGAGCTGCCGCTGGATGCCCGAGGCCGCATTGTCCGCCCACATCAGCAGGTTTTCCGTGTCCAGGCCCGCCACCCGCCGCCTGATCTTCTCCGGGTCGATCACTGGTCAGCCCCAGCATCTCCAGCAGCATCCACTCGTCGTCTACCGATAACGCTGATTCCGCGATCCTCATTCGAGCCCTCGAACTCCGGGTTGTGGAACTCTCGCTCATCTTTGACCGTCCATTCGTGCTGCCCCAGGGTGACGGCCGCAGTTATCGCCTGCCACTCGTCCTCGATCTGATCTTTCCACCAGCCGAGCACGATGCCGTGCCGGGAGTGCTCCATTTTCGGCCCGATCGGCAGCTTGACCTGAACGGACAGCCACGACAACCGGATGCCGAACCAGCGGGCCTTTCGTCGGAACGGCAACTGCACGACGATGGACGGCCCTACCCGGAACCGGCCCTCGATCTCGCGGGTGCTGCCGCGCTGGATGACAGGGGCGGCCGATGGCACCCGGGCATACTGAACGAAGGCCCGGCGTAAATCGTGGGTCTCAGGCATTCATGCTCCCGTCTGTGTTCCTGGGAGCACCCTATCGCATTATTCGATGCGAGTGTACTCGTGCTGGGCGAGCACCCTGTTGATGAACCGGCCCGGCGATGCGGAGCGCTTCATCCGCCACCATTCAGAGGTGGACACGTCGAAGTAGTCATAGACCGCGCCCTCGCGGAACACCACGCGGAGGGTGTCGGTGCCGTGGTCGTATCCCATGGCACGCGTGCGCGGCCGGCCCGGGTTGGAGGTACGGGTCGGGGCTACGGAGATGTGCACCGGGCCGCCGCGCTGGTCCTCGGCCTCCTGCTCGCGGAACTTCGCCTCCTCGTCATCCCGGCCACGGACGTACATGTCCGCTTCCCGGTGCACAGGATGGTCCCTGCGGTATCCTTGGCGCTCCCACCAGGAGAACTCTTCCTTGCGGTGCCTACCGGGCATCTTCGCCCTCGAAATGCGGGCAGTAGCCGCGCACGTGGAGCACGCGCTTGTTCTGCGGGTCGAACCGGCAGGCGTAGG